GCTTTAGCTCTTTTACACGAGCCGAAGGTCTTGTTTAGCCTCCTAGTTTGGATGTTGTTCTATCAGGGTGCCTACTTTTATGTTGCAATTTTATTGCTTCATATTATACTTTTCGGTCCCATATATCTTTCTATTTACTACGGGGTTAGATTATCAAAGCGTTTCGCTTCTGATAATTCAACTTTATTCGGTTATATAACCAGAATAACATCCTTTATAAGGATTGCCGTAGGTAAAGGAGAAGGTATGCGAGACAGATTGTATAACGGAAAACTGTCGGTTGTATATGACCAAGCTGGTAAAGCTCGAGTTGTAGCCTCCGTTAATTGGTGGATTCAATCCGCCTTTAAGGGACTACATACTTCTATATTCCGATTCCTTGAGACTGTTCCAACTGATGGGACATTTAATCAGAAACAATCATTTGATCAGTTCTTAGAGAATTACTCTTCGAACCATCTTATGAGTGGTTTTGATTTAAGTGCCGCCACAGATAGATTACCTATCGAATTGCAGAAGGATATTCTTATCGCTGCTGGATTACCTGGTAATCTCTGGCAGGACATTTTAAACTTCCCATACGCGGCTCCCTTTGATACTATCGAAGAGGCTCCGCTAGAAGTGAGATATGCCGTTGGACAACCAATGGGTGCATACTCTTCTTGGGCTATGCTTGCGTTAACTCACCATGTTATTGTACATGTTGCAGCCACTAACGCTTCATTACGTCTTACTGACGCAGTGAACTATGCTGTTTTAGGAGATGATTTTATCATCAATCATAACAATGTAGCGGCAGAATACTTGGAGATTATGAAATCACTTGGTGTAAGTATTAGTCTCGGTAAATCTGTTATTTCTAACAGGTTCACTGAGTTTGCTAAAACTTTACGTGGCCCAGGATGCAACCTTTCCCCTATTGGGGCAGGTGCAGTCCTGTCAGCTACAAGAAGTGCTTACATGTTCCCTCAGCTATTCTTAGCTTCATATGGTAATGTTTGAACTTTTCCTAACGAGATTCTAGATCTAGTTAAAGATACACCATCCGGACTAGCTACAAGAGCTACTCTGGTTGGATATCTCCAACTAGTTATCTGGCAGCTTCTTGGTCTATCTTCCCCTTTGTCAGGATATACAGACGAGGTAAGTAATAAATTACATCACCCCGTGACTGTATTGACACAAGGAGGAGCGTTGATAGGTCCG